CCGCGGCGTCAAGGTGCGCGAGGTCAAGAGCTTCGCGATGGTCTACGGCGACCAGCTCCGCGGGCTCTTCGAGAACTTCACCGGGCTCCGCACCGCGCTCTGAAACCAACCCCCCCCCCGGCGGCCAACCACCGCCGGGGCTTCACCCCTACCAAGGACACCCACGATGATCCGCCTCCGCGGCAACGCCGCCACCCTCGCCGACATCCGCGGCCTCCTCGCCGTCACGACCGACCCCGAGCTCCGCGACCTCCTCGCCGCGTGCCTGCGGATGCGGGGTGTCGCGTGAGGCTCCCTCCACCTCGCCGCGGCATGGTTCGCGCCGCCATCCTCGAGGCGCTCGTCGTCACCGGCTCCCTCGCCGCGGTCGGCGTGGCCATCGGGCTCCTTGCCGCCCTCGGGGCGCCATGACCCCCGTGCTTCGCCCCAGAGGGCGCAAGGGCGGCTTTGACGACGCCGCCCTAGCTCGCCTCGCCCTGGTCGTCAAAGCGGCGTCCTTGGGCCAGTCTCGCGCCACGACGGAGGTTATCCGCGCCGCGCTCGGGTGGGGCAGGTCGACGACGCACAAGGCGCTGGCCGAAGCCCGGCGGCGTGGGCTCGTCGAGAAGGTGGGCTCGACGAAGGGGGCGTGGTATCGTGTCCCTGCGCATGACGCGCCGACCCTGCCGTCAGGAGAGACCCGTGAAGACTGAGCTCTGGCCGCTTGAGCGGCTCATCGACTACGCGCGCAACCCGCGCAAGAATGACCACGCCGTCGACCGGGTGGCCGCTGCCATCAAGGAGTTCGGCTTTCGCGTTCCCATCGTGGCGAAGTCTGACGGCCTCGTCGTCGACGGACACTTGCGCCTCAAGGCCGCGCGGAAGCTCGGGCTCGCCGAGGTGCCCGTCGTGCTCGCCGACGACATGAGCGATGCGCAGGTGAAGGCGTTCCGAATCTCGGTGAACCGCATGGCGGAGCTCGCAGAGTGGGACTCCGAGCTTCTCGCCCTCGAGCTCGGGGAGCTTGGCGAGCTTGGGTTCGACTTGGAGCTGACGGGGTTTGACGGCGACGAGCTCGCGCAGGCCTCGTCCGACGGAGCAGAGAAAGCGGGCGACCTCGACGGCGACACCTACACGAAGAAGATCAAGGCTCCAATCTACGAAATCAAGGGCGAGAAGCCGAAGGTCTCCGAGCTTTTCGACAACGCGAAGACGCTTGAGCTCGTCAAAGAGATCGACGCGGCGGGACTTCCAAAGGAAGCCGCTGCGTTTCTTCGTCTTGCAGCCGAGCGTCACACGGTCTTCAACTTCCGCAACATCGCCGAGTTTTACGCGCACTCAGACGAGAAGGTGCAGAATCTTTTTGAACGCTCGGCGCTCGTCATCATCGACTTTGACAAGGCGATTGAAAACGGATTCGTGCGCATGACGGAGCGCCTCGGCAAGCTCGCCGACTCGGAGGGCTTCTCCGATGAGGGATGACTTTGCGGCGTTCATCCTCACGCACGGGAGGCCCGACAAGGTCTTCACTTACGACACGCTCATGAAGGCAGGCTACACGGGCAAGGTTTTCATCGTCATTGACGATGAGGACAAGACGGCGGACGAGTACAGGCGCAGGTTCGGAGCTTGCGTTCTCACGTTCTCGAAGGCTGAGATCGCGAAGACGTTCGACGAGGGCGACAACTTCAACGACCGGCGCGCAATCATCTACGCCAGGAACGCGACGTGGGGCTTTGCGCGCCAGCTCGGAATTAGGTACTTCATCCAGCTCGATGACGATTACAACTCGGGATTTTACATTCGATTCAACTCGAAGCTGAACTATGGAAACACCCCGAGATTGAAGCACACGCTCGACGACGTACTTGAAACAATGGTCGACTTCGTTTCGTCGACACCCGTCGCATCTCTTGCCATGAGCCAGGGCGGAGACCACATCGGCGGAGGGTACGGAACGCAGCCAAGGCTTACGCGAAAAGCGATGAACTCGTTCGTCTGTGACATCGAACGTCCGTTTACGTTCAGCGGACGTATCAACGAAGACGTGAACACGTATACATGCGAAGGCCGTCGAGGGCGTGTTTTTTTCACGTCGATGCAGGTTCAGGTCAACCAGCTTTCAACACAGTCGAACGCAGGCGGAATGACGGAGCTTTACCTCGACTCTGGAACCTACATGAAGAGCTTCTATTCGGTGATGTACGCTCCGAGCTGCGTGAAGATCAGCGAACTCGGCGACCCGCGTTCTCCGCATTACCGCATCCACCACGCAATTAACTGGCACGCGACCGCGCCGAAGATTCTCCGCGAGGAGCATCGCAAGGCGTCGCGTGGTACGGTGTCCTGATGGCCAACGGCAAAGCAGGACGCCCGGCGAAGACGCTGACCGAGAAGCAACGCGGCGAGATTGAGACGCTCGCGGCGTTCCTCTCCATCGAGCAGCTCGCGGACTACTTCGGCATCGGTCGCACGACGTTTTACGCTCTCGCGGAGAAAAACCCGGAGATTCTCGAACATTACAAAAGAGGGAAGTCGAAAGCGATCGCTCACATCGCGCAGGGGCTCATTCAGAAAGCCCGCGCAGGCGACACGACTTCGGCCATCTTCTTCCTGAAAACGCAGGGCCGGTGGAGCGAGACGCAGAAGCTGGAGCACTCCGGGCCGGACGGCTCGCCGCTCTTCGCGCGCATCGAAAGGGTGATTGTCGATGGCAGCCGCAAAGACGACGCTGAAGATTGAGACGCCGCGCTGGTTCGCGCCGCTCTTGAAGCCAGCGCGATACAAGGGCGCGTACGGTGGGCGCGGCTCGGGCAAGTCGCACGCCTTCGCCGAGGCGCTCGTCGAGGCGCACATCCTCGACGCGAACCGCTCGACGGTGTGCGTGCGCGAGGTGCAGAAGAGCTTGAACCAATCGGTGAAGCGCCTCATCGAAGCGAAGATTGAGGCGCTCGGCGCGTCGGCGTACTTCGAGATTCAAGAGGCCGTCATCAAGGCGAGGCACGGCACCGGGCGCATCATCTTCCAAGGGATGCAGAACCACACGGCGGACTCGATCAAGTCGCTCGAGGGCTACGACTGCGCGTGGGTCGAGGAGGCGCAGTCGCTCTCGCAGCGCTCGCTCGACCTCCTTCGCCCGACGATCCGCAAACCGGGCAGTGAGCTCTGGTTCACCTGGAACCCGTCGCAGTCAACCGACCCGGTGGACGCGCTCCTGCGTGGCGAGCGACTCCCGCCTGAGGCCGTCGTCGTCGGCGTGAACTACAGCGACAACCCCTGGTTCCCCGACGTGCTTCGCGCGGAGCTCGAGTACGACAAGCGCCGCGACCCGGACAAGTACAGGCACGTTTGGGAAGGCGAGTACCTGCGCAACAGCGAGCGGCGCGTCTTCCGCAACTGGCGCGTCGAGGAGTTCGAGGCGCCCGCCGATGCCGTGCACCGCTACGGCGCCGACTGGGGCTTCGCGGTCGACCCGACGGTGCTCGTGCGTTGCCACATCGTCGGGCGCACGCTCTACGTCGACCACGAGGCGTACATGGTCGGATGCGAGATCGCCGACACGCCGGACCTCTTCGCGACGGTCCCCGGCTCCGAGCGTTGGCCCATCGTCGCCGACTCGGCGAGGCCGGAGACCATCAGCCACATGCGCCGCAACGGCTACCCGAAGATCATGGCGGCGGTGAAAGGCCCGCGCAGCTTGGAGGAGGGCGTCGAGTGGCTCCGCTCGCACGACATCGTCGTGCACCCGCGCTGCGTGCACCTCATCGACGAGCTCACCTTGTACAGCTACAAGGCCGACCCGCTGACGGGCGCCGTCCTCCCGGTGCTCGAAGACCGCGACAACCACGTCATCGACGCGCTCCGGTACGCCTGCGAATCGGCGCGCAGGACCGCCGCGCAGAAGCCCGCCGCCGCGGTGAACGTCGCCCCCATGGCGCACGCTTGGCGTCGGTGATACCGTCGCCGCCATGGCCGAAAGCAAGACCGAGCGCCTCGCACGAGTTCACGAGGACGCGCTCACGCAGTTCGACGAGATTCAGAGCGCGCTCCAAGACGAGCGGCGGCAGTGCCTCGAGGACCGGCGCTTCGCGACCATCGCCGGCGCGCAGTGGGAAGGCCCGCTTCAGCGCCAGTTCGAGAACAAGCCACGCCTCGAAGTGAACAAGGTCGCGATCGCGGTGAAGCGCATCGTCTCCGAGTACCGCGCGAACCGCATCACGGTCGACTTCGTTCCGAAGGACGGCGAGAACGACAAGCTCGCCGACCTCTGCGACAGCCTCTACCGCGCCGACGAGGACGAGTCGGTCGCCGACGAAGCCTACGACAACGCCTTCGAGGAGGCGGTGCTCGGAGGCATCGGCGCGTGGCGACTTCGCGCGGCGCTCGAGGACGAGCTCGACCCGGAGAACGACAAGCAGCGCATCCGCATCGAGCCGATCTTCGACGCGGACACGAGCGTCTTCTTCGACCTCCAGGCGAAGCGCTTCGACAAGAGCGACGCTCGCTACTGCTTCGTCATCTCGTCGATGACGCTCGCCGCGTACCGCGACACCTACGGCGACGACCCGTCGTCGTGGCCGAAGGAAGTGCAGAGCACCTACTTCGACTGGTGCTCGCCCGCCGTCGTCTACGTCGCCGAGTACTATCGCGTCGAGGAGAAGGTCGAAGTGCAGCGCGTCTTCCGCCTGCTCGACGGCTCCGAGCAGGTCTACACGCGCGAGGACTTCGACGCCGACGAGAACCTCGAGCAGATGCTTTCGAGCACGGGCGCCGTCGAGCTCCCGCAGCGTCGCCGGAAGAAGCGTCGCGTGCACAAGTACGTCCTCTCCGGCGGGCGCGTGCTCGAGGACCACGGCTACATCGCAGGCCCGAACATCCCGATCATCATCGCGTACGCCGAGCGGCGCTTCATCGACAACATCGAGCGCGCGAACGGGCACGTCCGCCTCGCGAAAGACCCGCAGCGCATCGCGAACATGCAGCGCTCGAAGCTCGCGGAGATCAGCGCGCTCTCGTCCGTCGAGAAGCCCATCTTCGTCCCCGAGCAAGTCGCGGGGCACCAGATGTTCTGGGAGCGCGACAACATCGAGAATTACCCGTTCCTCTTGCTGAACCCGATCACGCAGGCGGACGGCTCCGTCGCGCCCGCCGGCCCCATCGGGTACACGAAGCCCGCGCAGGTTCCGCCCGCGATGGCGGCGCTCCTCCAGGTCACCGAGCAGGACATGCAAGACGTCCTCGGCTCGCCGCAGAACGCCGACAAGCTCGTCTCGAACGTCTCGGGCAAGACCGTCGAGGCGATTCAGTCGCGGCTCGACTCGCAGAACTTCGTCTACACGTCGAACTTCGCCAAGGCGATGAAGCGTTGCGGCGAAGTCTGGCTCGGCATGGCGCGCGAGGTGTACGTCGAAGAGGGGCGCAAGATGAAGACCCTCGGCCCCGAGGGCGAGATCGGCTCCGTCGAGCTCCAACGCCCGATCATGGGCGAGAAGGGCTTCGAGCTCGAGAACGACCTCGCGCGTGCGAACTTCGGCGTGAAGGCCGAGGTCGGTCCGAGCACGCAGAGCAAGCGCGACGCGACGGTGCGCACGCTCGCCGGCGCCATCGCAGCGTCGAGCGACCCGCAGGTGAAGGGCGTCCTCGAGCTCATGCTCGCGATGAACATCGAAGGCGAAGGCATGGCGGACGTGCGCCCGTTCTTCCGCAAGAAGCTCGTCGTCCAGGGCGTCATCCCGCCGACCGAGGAGGAGGCCCGCGAGATGGCCGAAGCGCAGGCGAACGCGCAACCTGACCCGCAGGCGCTCTACCTGCAATCCGCCGCCGCCGAGATGCAGGCCCGCGCGACGAAGGCGCAGGCCGACACGGCGCTCGCCATCGCGAAGAGCGAAGAGGTCAAGGCGAAGACCGTCGAGACGCTTGCAAACGTCAACATTTCCGCGCAGAGTCAGGCCATCAAGACGGCAGAAGCGATCGCACGAGCCACTTCCGCGCGACCGCCGACGCCGGCCTCCGGGCAGCCGATGCCCGAGTGACAGCGTGACGCATGACAACTGAAGAGCAGGAGACGGCCCCCGAAGTCATCGAGGAAGCACCCGAAGCCGAACCCACGGAGCCCGCAGGCGAGCAACCCGCCGAGGCACCCGAGCCGGACGAGGATGCGGTCGAGGACGAGGTGATCGTCACCGTCGGCGACGCACCGCCGCCAGAGGCACCAGCACCGGAGGAACGTGACCCGAAGCTGGTGAACAAGCTGCGGAAGCTTCTGCGTGAGCAGGAGCGCAAGGTGCGCGAGTACGAGGTCAAACTGAAGGCAGCAGCCCCGCCGGTCGAGAACGCACCGCCGGCGCTTGGGGCGAAGCCGAAGCTCGAAGACTTCGACTACGAAGCCGACAAGTACGAAACCGCCCTTTCGGCGTGGTTCGAGCGGAAGCGCGCTCACGACGAGCACGCGCAGAAGCAGAAGCAGGCCGAGGAGGCGCAGCGGCAAGCGTGGCAGGCCCGACTCGACGGGTACGCGAAGGCGAAAGCATCCCTTCGTGTGCGCGACTACGAGGAGGCCGAACACGCGGTGACCGACGCCCTCGACGTGACGCAGCAAGGCATCATCGTCTCCGGCGCCGAGAACCCCGCCCTCGTGACGTACGCGCTCGGAAAGGACTCGGCGAAGCTCGCCGAGCTCCGCGCCATCACCGACCCCGTGAAGTTCGCCTTCGCGGTGGCCAAGCTGGAGACTCAGTTGAAAGTCACGCCTCGCAAACCCGCATCCGCTCCCGAAACCGTCGTGAAGTCCAACACGCGCGTCTCGGGTGCAACCGACTCAGTCCTCGAACGCCTCGAAGAAGAAGCAGACCGCACCGGCGACCGCTCCCGCGTCGTCGCGTACAAGGCGAAGCTCCGCGCTCAGGCGAAGAAGTAGTTTCCCCACCCACTCACCAGGATTCAGACCATGCCCAACGCATTCAGCAAGGAAGAGAAAGTCGCGTTCGATCAGCTCCTCGAGGGCTTTAACGACGCGCTCGTGATGTCGCGCAACGTCAACGTCTACAACTACAACCAGACGGACGCGGCGCGCACGACGGCGATGCCGGGCGCCCCGATCCCGCCGCTCAGCTCGAGCGCGAACTACGGTACGGTGTGGCGTCCGCAGCCGTACATCATGACCTCGGCGCTCACGACCCCGGGCATCCCGATCACCTTCACCGACAAGACGCAGCTTACCGTTCCGGCGAGCATCACTACCGTCCGCACCTCGGCGTGGGCGATGAACAGCGCCGAGCTCCGCGACGCGCTTCAGGAAGGCCGTCTCGCGGCGGGCGCGAACCAGAAGCTCGCCTCCGACGTCAACGTCGCGGTGATGCAGGCGGCGACGAGCCTCGGTTCGCTCGTCGTTCCGATCGGCACCCCCGCGGGCTCGTTCGACGACATCGCGCTCTGCGATGCGATCATGAACGAGACCGGCGTTCCCGCCGACTCGCGCTACCTCTCGCTTTCGACCCGCTCCTACAACGGCCTTGCGGGCAACGTCGTCGGCTCGACGCGCTCCTTCGGCGCGAACAACCGCTCCGACAAGGCGTTCGAGCGCGCGTACGTCGGCATGGTCTCGAGCTTCGAGACCTACAAGCAGGATTACGCGCTGCGCCTCGCCGGCAACAGCGCGACCACGGCGACGACCGACACGACGAGCCTCGGTGCGGGCGTCGGCGTGAACTACCTTCCGCGCGCGACCAACACCGGCGTCGCCGGCGTGCTCAACGTCGACAACCGGTTCGAGACGATCGCCGTCAGCAGCGGCGCGCTGTTTCAGGTCGGCGACGCCTTCACGATCCAGGGCATCGAGGCGGTGCACCTCATCACGAAGCAGCCGACGGGGCAGCCGAAGACGTTCCGCGTCGTGGCCATCAACGGCAACAACGTGACGATCACCCCGCCGATCATCTCGGCGGCCGACGCCCCGACCGAGGCGCAGCTCCAGTACAAGAACTGCCAGCGCAGCGGCGCGGGCTCCGCGACCGCCGCGATCACCTTCCTCAACACGAAGGTCGTCGGCGCCACGGACCTCAACTGCTTCTGGCACAAGTCGGCGATCGAGCTCCTCCCGGGGCGCCTCGCGATCCCCGAGAACGCCGGTGTCGCCGTCATGCGCGCGACGACCGACCAGGGCATCGAGGTCGTGATGCAGAAGCAGTTCAACATCGCGAGCAGCCTCACGGAGTACCGCCTCGACGTGCTCTTCGGCACCGCGGTTCTCAACACCGAGATGTGCGGCATCCTGCTCTTCGACCAGCCCTGAAAAGCGGCCAGTTGGCGAAAGGAGGAGCGGCTTCGGTCGCTCCTTCTTTTTTGCTTTCGCCGTGCTACCGTGCCGCGTGTACGCTGCACGACGGAGGATGCGATGCCGCTGACGAAGGGCTACTCGAAGAAGTCCATCTCGAAGAACATCAAGACCGAGATGAAGGCTGGCAAGCCGCAGAAGCAGGCCGTCGCCATCGCGCTCGACACCGCCCGCAAGGCGAAGAAGGCGGCGAAGTGATCGGTGAGATCTCCGTCTACGTCTTTCGCAAGGTCGACGGGCGCGTCGTCTCCGAGCGCGTCTTCGACCGGGCAACGCTCGAGCGCCGTCTTCGTCAGGGCTACACGCTCGACCGTTCCGGCGTCGCGCCGAAGCCTGCCGAGCCTGTCGCCGCTGCTCCTGAGGCCGCGGAAGACGTGAGCTCCGTTGATGAGTCGCCGCCGACGCGCGAGGAGCTCGAGGCGAAGGCTGCCGAGCTCGGCGTGAAGGTCGACAAGCGGTGGGGCGATCGTCGCCTCATGGTCGAACTGACGAAGGCTCTCGAAGGCAAGGGTGACTGAGCGATGGGCTACTCGAAGCGTCAGTTCCTCGAAGCGGCGTTCACGGAGATCGGCCTCGCCGACTACGTCTTCAACCTCACGCCGAACGAGCTCACGACCGCGCTTCGTCGCCTTGACGCGATGATGGCCGAGTGGAACGAGCGCGGCCTCCGTCTCGGCTATCCGCTCCCCGGCTCGCCTCAGTTCTCCGACATCGACGCGCCGTCGGGCGTCCCCGACCGAGCAAACGAGGCCGTCATCACGAACCTCGCGGTGAGGATTGCGCCGAGCTACGGGAAGCAGGTGCTCCCGGGCACGATGACGACGGCGCGCGGGGCGCTCAACACGATCCTCGTCCGCGCTGCGGCCCCGACGCCGATGCGCTACCCTGGCACGCTCCCGGTGGGCGCCGGGAACAAGCCCTGGTCGACGCAGGGTGACCCCTACATGCCGCACCCCGTCGAGCCGCTGCTGACCGGGCAGGACGGCCCGTTCGATTTCGAGTGAGGACACGATGCCGACGATTAACCAGCTTGCGCAGATTCAGACGCTCACGGGGGCGGACCAGATCCCCGTGTACTCCGCATCGAACGGCGACGCGCGCAAGGCGTCGCTGACGGCGCTCGTCGACTACTTCGAGACGGCGTTCGCGTCGCCGGACTACGTCACGCAGTACGCCTCGCCGAACGTGAACGGCTTCGTCGTCAACGTGGCGAGCACGACGCAGTCGACGTGGCTCCTCCTCACGCCGACGACCGCCTTCGCGACGGGGACCATCGTCCTCCCGGCTGCGGCGAGCATCCCCGACGGGCTCGAGCTCCTCGTCTACTCGTCGCAGACGGTGGGCGCGCTTACGGTGTCGCTCAACGGCGCGACGGCGGTGAACAACGCGCCGGGCGGCATCTACGCGGGCGGCTCCTTCGCGCTGCGCTTCGACAAGCTCTCAAATGCTTGGTGGGCGGTGCAGAGCTCGGCGAGCTACGCGCAGGGCTCGTGGACGCCGGTCCTCGTGCTTGGCACGGTCGTTGGCACCGTGACCTACACGGGGCGGTGGACGCGCGTCGGGCGTCAGGTCACCGTCGAGATTCTCATCGAGACGGCCGCGGCGTCGCAGCTCACCTTCACTGCCGGCGCGTCCTATTGGACCGGCCTCCCCGCCGCGCTCGTTCCCGCGGGCGGACCGAACGTCCTCGCGACGGGACCGCGGAGCGCGACCTACACGACGTCGTCGCTCGTCGTCGCAGACTTCGTTCCGGGAACCGGCGTCACGGTGACGCTCGGCCCTGGCAACACCACGATCCCCGGCGCACCGGGCGCTACGAAGGCGCTCTTCGTCGCGACGTACACCATCTGACGGAGCCGTTCTCATGAGCTACTACACCCAGACCTTCGCCCCAGCCTACGGTGACGGCGTCCTCGTCGCTCCCGGCATCGCCTCTGCGGTGCAGGCGTTCCCGAACAACTCTTCGGCGGTGTGCCTGACGAACCTCGGCGCGACGCGCGTCTCCATTCGCTTTGGCGAGACGAACGCCGTCACGGCGTCGCTCAACGCCGACTACACGCTCCTCCCCGGGATGCAGGTCACCATCACGAAGAACCGCGCCTTCCAGTTCTTCGCGCACATCAGCTCGGGCGGCGGCGGCTCGCTGCACGTCATCCCCGGCGAAGGCTTCTGATGACCTTCCTGAATCGACATCGCAGCAGGATCCGACCCGTCGGCCCCTTCTCGCCGTCGAGTCTGTTTTTCGGCGGCATCCCCGGCGCCTGGTACGACCCGACCGACCTCGCGACGATGTTTCAGGACTCGACGGGCACCACGCCGGTCACGGCGGTGGAGCAGCCGGTCGGCTTGATCTTGGACAAGTCGCAGGGGCTGGTGCAGACAAACCTGGCGACGTTTACGTTTGACACGGGTGTCGATGGGTTTGCAGCAGGACTTGGTTCTGTTGCAGCCGTAGGCGGAGAACTTCAACTCACGACCACGGCGAACAATGGATATGCATTTCGAGACGTGGCAACCGTAGCGGGGTCTTGGTACCGAGTGCAAGCAAGGCTGCGTCGCATCTCTGGCACAACTGGCGTCATCCTGAGAGCTGCCACAACGGCATTTGCGAACTCTGTCTCGGCAACGGTTGTTACGAGTGGGTCGCTAACGACAGTGACTGTCTATTACCTTGCGACAACGGCCACGTCGCGGTTCTACATTCAAGGCGATGGAACAGGAACGGCTGCCAATGTTTTTGGCATGGAGGATATGTCGATCGACGCCGTAGCCGGCAACCACGCCAGCCAGTCCACCGCCGCCTCGCGCCCGACGTACCGGGCGAGGTACAATCTGCTGACGTACTCGGAGCAGTTCAACAACGTCGCCGGATGGAACGCTGCAAGAGGAACGGCAACTGGAGACACGACGGTAGCGCCAGATGGGACGATGACCGCAGATACCTGGACGGAAGACAACCAGGTAGGAGACCATGACCTGCGCCAGGTCATCGCGATTACGACCGGTGTCACGTATACGATCTCTTGTTACTTTAAGGCAAATACGCGCACGTTTGCTCAGATCAGCACATTCGGAACGGGCATTGGACTGCGCGGTGCAGTCGTCAACCTGTCTAACGGATCCGTCGCAAATATGGGTGGCGGGTATGGAGCATTTGCAAGCGTATCCGCTACGGCGCTCGCGAATGGATGGTATCGTCTCCAGGTTACGCAGACCGCTGGTGCAACTGGAAACACCACGCTTTCGGTTGGCGCAACGACGACGAGCACCGGTACGCCATCTTATGCTGGCGATGGCGTGTCAAACCTCTACATTTGGGGCGCCCAGCTCCTCACCGCCGCCGACGTGACCGCGACGGGCAACGCGTACCAGCGCATTGCCGCGGCGACGGTCTACGACACCGCGCCGATCTTCCGGCCCTACCTCGCGTTCGATGGGATGGACGATTCGCTGGCGACGTCGGCGATCAACTTCACCGCGACGGATAAGATGACGGTGTTTGCGGGGGTGACGAAGAGCAGTGACGCATCCGCGTCAATGATCGCGGAATTGTCAACAGGCGTTGCCGCTGGGTCATTTGCAGTAGGGACAGCGATCGGCCCAGCGGCAAGTTATTTTTCAACGCTGACCGGTACATCAACTGCGTATTATACAGAGACGACGTTCGCAGCGCCTATTACAAATGTTCTTACGACATCGTATGACATTGCAGGGGCCGCAATTGCGAGTGAAATTTTCCCTCGCGTAAACGCGGCTACTCCGGCGCTTGCGGCAACTGGTGCAAGTGCTGGGACTGGTACATTTGGCACATGGCCACTCTACATCGGCCGGCGTGCCGGCACGTCGCTCCCGTTCAATGGTCGCTTGTACGAACTGGTCGTCCGCGGCGCCGCCTCTTCGGTCACCGAGATCGCGGACACGGAGCTGTGGGTCAACGCGCGCACGGGGGGATATTAATGGAAACCTTCCGCACCATGATCGTCACCGCCGCCGACGCGCCCATGGCTCGCCAGCTCGCGGCAGGCATCGACCCGGCGCACAGCTCCGGCATGTGGACCACGGCGCTCGCGTCCGCCGACGCGCCCACGGTGCCGACGCACTACATCTCGACGGGCTTCGTCTCGCAAGCCTTCGCCGCGGTGCTCCCGCTCGCGACGTGGGCCTTCGAGCAGCCCGACCCCGAGCAGCCTGGGACGTGGACGCGCACCGCCTACGAGCCCGGAGACGCCGCTAC